CACCAGCAACAACAAGGTAATCAACTGAAACAGTCGAAGCCGCAACAGTCAACGTCGCACTTGTTACATTGGCAGATGCCGTTAAAATACTTGCTACATTGTCCACCGTTTGCGTTACCCCTGTGCTTGTACCAGTTACAATTTGACTTGATGACATTGTAACTATTCTACTTAAATTTGCCTCAACTAAAGTAGCAACCGCTACATCTGAACTAACAAACGTAACAGATAAACCAGCCTCAGCCGTTGCCGTTCCTGTAGCTATTGCATTTGCTTCTATTGTTCTTGTTATAAATGCATCACTTGTGGTTATTGCTGTGGCTAAAGTATCTGCATTAACCGTATAACTTAATTGAGCCTCACTTTGACTATTTGCCGTTGCTAAAGTTTCAGCGTTTACAGATATAACTAATTGGGCATTACTATCTACATTAGCCGTTGCATTAGCAAAAGTTTCTACAACCTTTGTAAGTTGCGCTTCAGCTAAACTCTCTGAACTTGTTAAACTTGAACTTTCAATAAATGTAACTAAGTTTATATTAGCTTCGCTTATGCCTTGCGCTAATACATTTGCATCAACCAAAGTAACATTCTTTGCAGATACTTCTAAATCTGCTTCTGTTACGCCGTTGGCTAAAACGCTACTAATTACATTTTGTGATATTTGTAGGCTTGATATTTGATTTGCATTCGTTAATACATTTGCATCTATTTTTAATCCTATCTGAATATTAGAATTTACATTGCCATTAGCTTGAACGTTTGCATTAGCTGATTGACTTACAAATATATTTGCAACCGCTTGACCCGTTGCCGTTACGCTTGCATCTACTGTCGTTATACCTTGCGTTTTAACATATAAGACGGCATCTGTTACACCCGTTGCCCTAGCATTTGCCGTTGGGCTTATAACCAAATCAATGTTACCAATGGTTATAACAACCCCGTTAAGATTGCTATTTAAATTAATAGCCTTACTTATATCGCCTGTAACGTTTGCAATTGCCTCTACGCTTGCGTTTACTGATTTGCTTGTAGTTATATCACCATTGCTTATAGCGTTAACCTCGGCGTCTGAAATTACGCTTGTGCTTAGTCTTATATTAGCTAAAACGCTACCCTCAGCTAAAACATTGCCAATTACATTGATAAATCTTTGAACTATTACCTCGCAATTGGTTGGAACAACTAAGTTAAAAGATACTTGAACGGTGATCAACCTTTGCATTCCTACAAAGGAATCAAACGTAAAGCTCGGTGGCTCGGGAATATATAAGTAATTAGGTAATATTGTTTGTTTTACTAAGTTTAAACGCTGAATAAAAGCCGTAGCGTATTGTTGTAACAATGCCCATTTATCAAGCTGCATCGTTAAATCTAAATCGCCGTCATTATCGTAGCCTAGCAGGTCATCAAAGAAAAGGGTAATTTGATACGTATCTTGTTTCCTCGTTTGATTTGAAGCCGTTACCGTTGGCACGCTAAAAAATACCCTAGGGAATTCGTTTAACTCTTGGAAATCTTCGGCGTTTGTATGCCGCATACGGTCAGAAGCCCAGCCGAAATTATAGCTATTAAGGGCTGTAATATCTGAAACGGTATCTTTAAAAACGTCGCTTATTTCCCGTATATTCATTTATTTCGTTTGCTTTTGAGCCTCATAAATAAACTTTTCTTCGGCTGCCCTTGCTGCAAGGTATTGGAATGCTTCATATAATTTTGCCTTTTCGGCTGATTTAATAGCCGTTAATCCACCAAAGGTAAACAATCCCGATTCAGCCACTTTCTTTATTGTTAAATACCACCCGTATTTTTCGTTCAATTTAACACCAAGGGCGTTACTTTGCCCATTGCCCGTTGAATCAAAGAGGTCTGCAAATCTAGTTTGAATTTCTCGCTTAGACTCATCAAAAAAAAAGACACCTCATATGCCACCTGTAAAGGTAGTTTTAAAAAGTCTATGCAATTTTGTTCGAACATCTCTTCGCTATATTCTTGACCCACGGGTTTAAGTAACACCGCTATAACGTGTAATAATGCTTCGTTGCTGCCTTGCTCATACCTTAACCGTGCCTTATCAAATTGGGCAGCCTCTGCAAATTCAATCAAAGTAGCCTTAGACATTAGTTTTTCTGGGAGAAAATAAACCTTGTCATTGAAATTATATAGCTGCTTATACTTTAACTCTTTGACATTGTTTATAGCTTTTATAATCGTTTCGTAAAGGTAAATAAGGTACTTTAACTCAATACTATCCGCAACCTTCCCGAAGCAAGCTGATAAAGGTACGCCCGTGAAATAGCTTACAACCTCAGCCATATACGGGTACTTTACTTTTGATTCCCAAACATCGTCCATTATGTAAATCTTCTCTAACAAATCCGTACGAGCTTTCTTATACGCTGACAAAAGCGAAGGCAAGAACCTTTTAACATTGTCCTTAACATCACCCTTCTCAATCCTTTTTACTAATTCGTTGTAAATATTTTCATCGCCAACAACCTCTATTTTTAATTTCTTTATGTATGGCTTAATTGTTTCCCAAGTTGTAACCATTTGATTATTTAAAGCCATTGCCTCCAGTTCCACCTTAGGATACTTAGGCATCAAGGTTTCACCAAAGTAAATAAATTGCTCTAAGGTTATATCCTCGGCACTTTCAGGATACTTATACTTAATCTGCTTTTCTCCGATGTTAAATATTACCATTACCTTTCTTTGACCTTGTTTTTTTTAATGGGGCTTCTGTTGCATTGTCTGCTAAAACGTCACTACTTTGATTTACTGGTTTTTCTGGTGCTTTCTTTTCGTGCCTAAATATGGGCAAGCCAACGGGTCTGCTCCATTCACGGCGTATGCCATTCCCTGTAAGCCTTACCGCTTTTTCTAAGTGAGATCTGATTTGCATCAATTTCTTTTTCATCATTGGCTTTTCTTTAATGATATTTGTAATATCTTCAATTAAAGTAATAATGGTTTTTGCTTCTTTGTCCAAGTTCATTTCTTTATTTTTTTAGTTAAACGCTAATAAGTCTGAACCTTGTAGCAATCTCATAGCTACATATCGAATTGCATCTATGCAATTATGAACTAATATACCATTTGCAAAATACTCATGTTCATTTTCAACCGTTAAATCATATACTTCTTGTTCTCCAATTTGGAAAACATTTACTGCTACAATATTTTTTCCTTGTGTATTTATCTGATTCGTATTTTGAGCCGCAATTAAGACATTGTTTTTCAATGTAATCAACTTTGTTTTTTCTTCTATAAGCTGACTTGCAATTGTTTGAGCAAAATTTTGCTGTTGTTGATTTTTTATTATAAACTTTTGAGCAAAAAATACATGTACTTTCTCCATAATCAAATTTGCCAAAGTTATTTTTTCTTGCATGTTCTCTATGCCATTCAATCCCTGCTTCTGATTTATGCCATTCTGGAGCGGCTGCAATTCCTTTTTCTTGAAAAGATTTAAACCATTCTTTATTTTCATCATATCTTCTTTTCCCGTGTTCTGATAAATGTTTTGAGGATTCAATTTTTTTAAGGTTATCAATTGCGTTATTATACGTGTTGTTGTCCTTGTGATGAATATGGTAACCTTCTGGAACTTCTCCGTTATAATGTTTCCATACTTCAACGTGCATTCTTTTGTTGCCTCTTGAAAAATACCTTTCTTTTGAATACAATGTGTATTTTTTTGCATTAAATTCTTGATAAGGTAAACCGTCATCCCCGATTTTAATTCCGAAACTTTTTTCCATCCTTGACTTGTTTTTATTAAATGATTGTTTGTACAAGTTAAAGATACGAAAAAAGTATCGAATTGCAACACGTATTTATTTACTTGTTGCTTTCCGTTATTATGCTTAATTAAAACCTTTTGATATCCATTTGAGGTTAAAACGTAATCATTAGGTATTATTTTTGAAATTTCTATTAATCCTTTATTTGTTTTTACTAATGTTTCGCCAACAAAACAATGATTATCTGCATCAATTGGCGTGCTACTTTTACGGTCATTCCAAACGTAATTTCTTAGCTCATATTTTAAATTATAGCTTAACGAGTCAACTATCAAACTATAATCGTTTATTACTTTGATTCCCTCTATAATACTTCCCGCCCCTTTATCTGCTTTGTGTACATTTAAACCAGAACTTTGCAAAGCATCGGTTAAACGTGGTTCACTTGTATCTGCTATAATCATTTTGTTGGCTTCAACTAATTGATTAAGCTGCTGAATGACCATTTCATAGGTCAAAGATTGTTTATAGATAACCTCTTTAATATATATTTTCTTTTCCTTTTTATCTACTGAAACCTTAACCAATGCCAAAGGATCTGGGTAAAAGCCAAAGTCAAGCCCGTAACCGCTTGGAAACGATTCATCAAATTCACCCTCAATCCAATTAGGAAATATTACCCCTAATTTCTTATCCAGCCATTTGCCTAAAAACCTATGTGCGTATGCGTCCGGATAATCAATTGCCATTTGATTTATCTTGTTTACATAGTCTTCGTTTAGGTTATCAATGTTATCTAAATAAGTTGTATGTATGTGGGTTAAATCTTCGTGGCTTGAAATGGGTACTTGGTGACCGTTTATATTTTCCATCACGTGGCTTTTTTCAAACCACCTTTTCCAAATCCAATGCTCCACGCTTTGTGGGTTCATTACCAGGATCACAATGTTAGGTACATTAGGCATTCTGATTGATTCATCAATTGTATTAAAGTCCCTTTCATCAACAAACTCTTCAGCCTCATCAACTATAAACACGTTTAACGCTGGTATTGATTTAAGCTTTGCGGTTTGATTCCCGCTACTTGTTTTGATCCCGCTAAAAATTATTGCTGACTTTGTAGCTTTATGAGTTATAAATGAACTACTTAAATTAAATTCTTCTTCTACACTTAATATACTTAACTTTTCCCTAAACTCTGGAATAACAGAAATATTTGCTGAGGATAAAGTGTATCTTGTAAATAACATTTTCCAATTATGATTTCTTAACATCATATCCGCCGCCCAAAGACCAATAGTAAACGACTTAGCCGAACCACGACCGCCCGTAAGTAAAATGTAACGTGTTTGAGGCTTCCACAATACCTCGTATTTAGGATTTATCTTTATTTGCATCTGTAAATATAATCGTAGGTACCGTTATCTTCTCGTCTTGGCTCGTTACGTCTATCTGTTGCTTTGCCTTCCCGTATGCACGGTCTAAAAGCAATTGAGCCGCTTTAATGTCACCCTTTGCAGCCTTTGACCGTATCATGTTTAAAATGGCTTGGGCTGCCGTGATGCCGTCTTTTTCTTCGCCCATTACCTCAGCCATTAGCTTATCTATTTCGGGAAGTTTTTTGGGTCTGCCGTTGGGGTTTAATGTTTGACCCTTTTTCATTTTTTTGCCATCGTGAGGAAATGCCATTTAGTCTGTATTACGTCTGTTATTTAGGTTTCCATGATTTAGAAAATTCTTTTTCTTTAAATACTTCACTTTTAGGAATACCAGCTCTAAACAATAATCTTACAACTTCTTCTTTTTCCATTTTTAATCGTTTCATAATTTCATTTCCATCAAGTCCATTTTTAACCATGTCTGTAATTATATTTGACATTTCTAAAACTCCATGTGTTCCTCTTGCTCTATTATGCCTTATAGTTGCCATTTGTTGCTGGTTTACATCTTTTGGCGTTATCATAACCGTTGGCACTTTTCCGTCTGTTAAATTAAATATTTCCTTATGTCCAGATACTGTCCACCTATGAAAGCCATCTACGATAGTATAATCTGGATTTATAACAATAGGCTGCGTCCAACCATCTTCAAGAATTGAAATTTTTAATAATTCTAATTCTGGTGGAGCAACTTTATTTGGATTGTAATTATTAGGTTTTAATTGATTCCTATCAATCCACAAAATATTGTTTAATGGTTGGTTTATTTTACTCATTATATAGTTTTATTGCTTCATTAAGCGTTATTCCTAATTTTTTTCTTATATTAGTTGCTTCAATAGTCATTTTTCCAGCAGTTCTTCCTTTAAAATCCCCTCTTATTGCAATTGTACATAAAAATTTCCACGAACATCCACTTAATGGATCTGGTATTTCATCATTAATTTTTTGTTTACTTTTAATTTTATGATTTTTAATTATAGTATTAATTGTTTTTTTTACATCATTTTTAGAATCATAATCATAACTTTCAATTATAACATTTAAATATTCTTGCCAACTTAATTCATCTGGTTTTAATTTAGCAGATGCGTACAACTCACTATTACCATATCTCCAAGCAGTAGATACTCCCTGTACTCTATTTATCATTTTATGCCACATTTCAGGAAAACATTCCGCATAAATCCATAATCCACGCAAAGGTTCTTCTCCAAATGGTGGGCAAACTCTTTGTTGTAAAAAATTATTAAATAATTTTGTTTGATTAAATATGTCGTATGTTTTATTATAATCCCATCCAAATTTATGTACGGCTAACCAAACATCTTCACTTGACCAATCATATATTGGATGAGCTCTATATTGGCTTTGATTAAATTCAGATACAGCATTAATATAAGCATCATTTTTTTTCTTTGCAATTACTTGATACCTTCTTAAACTTTCTTGGGTTCTAATTCCTGTTAACATTGCAATTCTACCATTATTTATATTAAATAAATATGGAGCAAATTCTTGAAATGACATTCCTTTTTTAAATTTATCATGTTCAGTAATTGCATTTAATGGCATATCCCTTACCCAATAATCTTTTTTATTTTTATCCCATGTGTACCAAAATGGTTCTTCATTACTACAAGCATTTCTATGTTTAAATTCAAGGCAATACCATTTTAAATTTATATCTGCATTTTTAAATATTCTTTCTACATATTCAATAGTTGGTGGATGGATTGCTTCTTCGTCAAAAAATACTACATCTAATGGTAATTTATTTTTTTCTTTAGCCACTATTAAAGCCATATTTAATACTGCGGTTGAATCTTTACCACCAGAAAAACTTACAACTATTTTATCAAATGAATCATATAAATATCTAATTCTATCTAATGTTTCATTAAATACATTTTTATCATTATATTCCTTTTGCCTAATTTTAGCCATTATTTTGTTTTTATATCGTCAATTTGATTAGCTGATATACCTTTTACGATTGTCCTATTTATCATTGGGTGAAATTCATCCGATGCACCAAAATCGCTATCTGGATGAAATGCTATAACATCCATTGAATTTTCGTATGTATTAAATTTATGTGTACCTGCTTCGTATTCTTTTCCATCTAATCCAATTGCTTTTTCTAATCCGTTATATTCTTTAATTACAAAGATAGTTCCTTCTTCAAGTGGTAATTTTCCAAAAGGTGTATCGCATTCGCCTCTACCTCTAATTACTATTCCAATTCTATGGCTTGGATGAGTATGAGCAGTTTGAATTATATTTTTTGGAAAATGTAAATGATTTAAACATGGATCACCTTTTTTTACAGGGGGTATTAATAAACTATCTGTACAACCATCTATATATTTTAATCTTCCAATTTCCTCAACTACACCCCCGATAGTTGTATATGCTCTAAATTTATTTTTTACAAATTCACCATTTTTTACAAATACCTCAATTGCAATTGCTTTAAATTTACCTCTTAATGTAAATTTACCATGATTTGTAAAATAAGTATCTTTAGGTAATAAAGCTGAAATACTTCCTTTAATTTTAAGTTTTGCTATACCCTCATATATGAATACAAAATATGTTTTATCATTTTTTGTACTTAAACCATTTGAATCAATTATATTAAAATATTTTAAAGGGAATTTATTATGTTTTTCCTCATTAAAAATTAATCCAGCTTCAGCTTTGCCAAAACTAATAAATGATTTTGTTTCTTGTTTCATGTTTATTTTTTGTAAATTCTAATTAATTCCATTAATGCTTCTTCTTGTTTTTCAAATAAAAATTCATTTTTTATTTTATTTAAAACATCTAGTAAAACTAATTTATTTTCATGCAACATAATAAGTTCAAAAGTTGAATAATTATCATCTGTTGCTTTTGGGCTTGTGTTTTCATTTTTATTATCTTCATCTACATTAAAATAATTATCATTACTATAACTTGGTATATCTAACCCCCACGCCTCCAAATCCCCTGTATCCCAATCAT